CCACCAGCCGCGGTTGCCACGGCCTTCGCGGGGCGACCGTGGCGGGCCCTGTAGGCCGCCTCGAGCGCCAGCTGCACGCTGCGCTTGGTTGCGGAACCGTTCCCGCTGCCGGTACTCGGGCGAGCCGAACTCGGACAGGAACAGGATGGACCCGGTGGCGACCCTGCGGCCGTCGTCGGTCGTGTACCGCTTCGCGCCGCCCAGGGTGACGGACGGGGTCCGGTCGCGGGCGACACGGGCTGACTGGGCGACGAACGACGCCTGTTCGGGGTACCAGCGTGTGCCGCGGGCGGCGTTGCGGAACTCCGAGACCAAGTCCTCGCTGATTTCTTTGGACAGGTCTTTCAGGTCGACGTTGGCCTGCTTGTCCATCTTGCTGAAAGCCCGCAGGATGCTTTTGATGTCGCGGTCGTCGAGCCGGACGGTAACACGACCGGCCTTGGACTTGGCGGTCGTGGTGGGCATCTCAGGGCCTCCTGTGGGCCTCCTGCAGCTGCTCCTCGGCGGTGAGGAGGTCTGCCAGGTCGTTCCAGTCGTTTGGTGCGGTGCCGGTCGCCAGGGCGACGCTCACTCGGCGTCGTCCGAAGCTTCCGGCGGGGTAGGGCCCGAAATGGTGCCCTGCCGGAACTGCGGGAAGCCGACGAGCTCCCGGTGCCACGACGGCAGGTCTCCGTCGTGGACACCGGTGCGCTTGGCGGCCTCGTAGGCGAGGTACGCGACGTCCTTGATGCCCGGAGGGTTGTTCTCGTCTCCGAACGTCACGAACGAGCGTCCGGCCCAGCTCTCCCAGCCGACCCAGTCTGCGAGCTCGAGCTCGAGGACGAGGTGGCCACGGTCTCGGTGTTCTACCTCGACCCAGGTGCCGGTTGCCATGTGTCTCTCCTATCAGACGGCTGCGATCGTCGGGGTCGTGTTGCGGTCGCCGGTCAGCGTGAAGGTGATGGACGACGCGTTTGGGCCGTCGCCGGACATCGGCGGGACCTCGGGGAACACGTTGCCGGACACGGTCGTCGTGGCGTTCGGGCCGACGGCGACGAGGGTGAACGCGAGGGACGTGTCGGGGGACGTCAGCGCGGCGGAGGACAGGGCCTCGCACAGCGAACTGGTCGTGCCCCAGTCCGAGTACATGTTGACGTCGAGCGTGTACTCGAACGTCAGCGTCTTGTACACGGGACCGTCGAGCGTCTCGAGAACCTCGCGGTTGTTCGTGTAGGTGAACGTGGTGCTGATGGTCTGGGCGTCGAACTCGTTCCCGTCGATGGTGAGGGTCAGGTCCTGCCCGGTGAGGATGGTGGCCATGGTGGGCTCCTAGGAGGGTGTGGCGAGGGTAGTGACCTGAACGTCGGACACGAGCAGGTCGGATGGGCCGATGGTCTCGACCGACGGGGGTGATACGTCGCCGACCTCCCAGCCTCGCGGCAGGTTGTCGAGGACGGCGAACACGAGCGACTCGAGCTGGTCCAGCGAGCCTTGGTTGTCGAGGTTGGCGACGATGCAGGTCAGCCGAAACGTGACCTGCACCTGTGGGGATGCGGGCCGGCCGAGTGTGACCGGGGCAATCCACGGATTGCCGGGGACGATGACGACGGTCGGTGGGATGACGACCGGCGGCGGGTAGGCCGTGGTCGAGTAGTCGATGCCGGCGTCGGTGAGGGCCGTCGCCAGCGTGCTGCGGAGCGACGACAGGTTCATCCGACCATCGTCCCGACGTCAAGGTGCGGGGCCAGGAGGCCCTGTACGCGGCCGATGAGGCTGCGGCCAAGGCGGAACGGTCCGGGCTGGAAGTCGACGCCCTGGATGACGCCGCCTGGGGCGACGCGGGCCTGCCAGATCTCGACGGCGAGCATCATGCACGCCTCGAGGACGAGCGGGTCTTCCGAGTAGACGTCCTCGGATGCCTGGTCGACGATAAAGCCGTGCGGAATGATGGCCCGCTCCTCCGTAATCGGAGGTTCCTGGTGGGCCAGTTCGAACGTGACCGTGTTGTACAGCTGCTCCTCAGTGGGCAGGTACGAGTACGGCCAGTACGTCGGCCATGGCCAGAGCGGCCGGGGCGGCTGCTCGGCCGTGTAGCCGATGGCGGTGACGGTCGCAGGACCGTTGAGGTGTGCGGGCAGGCCGGAGGTGACGACGGTCTGTCCGACGTACAGCTTGTGGAAGCCGACGGTGCGGGCCTTGACCTCGTCGCCGGTCTCGCAGCACAGCTGGTCGATGGGGTACTCGTACCGGGACAGCATGGAAAGGACGAGGTTCGTCGCGGCGGTGGACACGTTCGTCAGCTGCGCGTCGGGGTACAGGTCTCCGACGTTCAGGACGGTCTTGAGTTCCGCCAGGTCGACGTAGTTCGCCATGCTCGGGCCTCCCGGTGCCGGGGCCGCCGTCAGGAGAGTGAACGGCGGCCCCGGCGGTTGGTCACGGGGTGACGGTCAGCTGACGCATCGCCGTGGGGTACTTGTTGGCGAGTGCGACGTAGCCGTAGACGGCGACCTCGACCTCGAGGCTCGAGACGTCCTGGACGGACACCTGCACCGGCGCGCCGGCGGCCTCGTAGAACGTCGAGGCACCCGAGGGGTAGACCTTGGCGTTCGGGTTGGTCAGGTTCGGGTCGACGACGAGCTGCAGCCCGGCGACGGTGCCCGAGGTCGTGCCCTGCGAGACGACGCCGGCGGCGTTCGACGGGTTCGCCGCGGCGAACAGCGGACGGCCCTCGGAGTCGACGGCGCTGAGCAGGTCGTCCCAGCCGAACGAACCGGTCGTCGACGGGGCGACGAGCAGGCGGTTCGGCGAGAAGCGCATGACTCCGAACGAGTCGCTGATGCCCTGCACGATCGAGCCGTAGATGGTCGTGGCGTCGGAGTCCTGCTGACCGACGCTGGCCTGCGAGAACGCCCACGCGTCGGTGGCCTGCGCGTACTGGGCGGCCATCTCGATGATGAGACGGTCGAGGAACGCCGGGTCGGACCGCTCGATGAGCTGCCGGCTGATGCGCTGGCCGCCACCGAACGTCTTGACGTCGACGGTCAGGTAGTCGAGGGTGAACGCGGTGCTGTCGACCTCGTCGCCCTCAGCGGACTGCTCGGCGACGGACGGGGCCTGCGTGCGGCGCGGGATCTTGAAGTCCATGCCGTCGGCGGGAAGCGTGTCGCGGTCGATGCTGTCGATGAACGGGCGGCTGTCGTCGAGGACGGCGATGACCTCGGTGAGGAAGCGGGTCGGGACCAGGCCGGCGGCCGTGGTCGTGGTGGCGTCGGCGAGGGCGGCCTCGACGACCATCTGCGCGTCGCGGTCACCCGCGGCAGCCTGCAGCTGCGTGGACGCGTAGCGGCCGGCGGTCATGCCCTCGAGCGCGCGGGGCGCGCCGACGGTGATGTACTGGCTGGTCGGGGCGGCGGCCTCGACCGGCGTGGAGGCCTCGACCACCTCGGCGGCGGGCTCGACCTCGGGGGTCTCGTTCTCCATGGTTGCGGGCTCCTGGTCGGAGGGTTCGGGGTTGGGGTCGCCGTCCGGGGTGGACGCTGCGACCTGTTCCACTCCGGCCTCGGAGAAGGCCGGGGTCGTGACGAGCGACACCTCGACGAGCTCTGCCGCGGTGACGACGTAGCCCTCCTCGGTGTCCTCGAAGTCGATGATGTTCGCGCCGACGGACAGGCCGTCGCGCAGACCTTCGGACGCCTCGATCAGGGCGTCGCGGCCGGCGGTGGTCCGGCTGAGCTTGAACGTGCCGGTCATGTGGTCGGGGCCGTCGACGAAGCCGGTGGCGCGGCCGATGGGCCGGCGGCCGTCGTGCTCGAGCAGCAGCTTCACGGTCTCGGGCGGCGCGCCGAAGGCACCTGCCTGGAATGCGACCGGGCCGAGGGACGTGTTCCCGAACTCGCCGTAGGGGACGACGGTGCCGACGATGACGCCCTTGTCGGAGTCTGCGGCAGTGACGTCGGCGGTGAACGTGACGTGCAGCTGCTTGTTCACTATCGGACTCCTTCGCCGGGGGCGAGGTCCTCGAGGTCTCGTACCTCGTCGGGGGACAGGATGCCCAACGGAACAAGCGCCTGGTAGAGCTGTGCACGCTCGATGGGCGAACTGCGGAGGAAGTCGGTCAGGTCGAACTTGACGGCCTCGCGGGACACGAGAATGTCGTCGAGGCTGAGGCGCTGCTCGATGCTGGTGATGAACGGCATCAGGGCGAAGTCGAGCAGGTCGCGCCTCGAGTTGCCGACGTTCTGGTAGGTCATGGACGAGCCGGCGTCGACTCCGAGGTACCAGGGCGGGATGCCGGCGGCGCGCGCGAGTTCCTGCGAGGTGGTCTGCCGTGCTTCGGTCAGTGCCATCTCGGACGGTGAGAAGCCGACCTTCTCGATGTCGATGGACTCGTTCAGGTAGGCGGTGGCAGTCCGGTTGCGGGCTTCGCGCCACGCGGACAGGAGTTCGGTGACCTTGCCGGAAGGCAGCGGCGACCCGGAGTTCTTGAGGGCGACCATCGGCGACGGAGTCTCGGCGTAGGTCAGCGCGGCCTGCTCGAGCTGAATGGCGGTGCGGATGGTGCGGCCGGCGCGACGCAGCATTCCGTCCTCGTAGCCGGAGAACACGACCAGGCTGTTGACGCCGCGGGACGGCAGGCGTGACCCGTCGAGCGTGTAGTACTCGACCATGGTGCCTTCGCGGTTCGTGTGGGCACCGACGCGGGACGGGTCGATCCAGCGGAACCTTGAGGGACGGCCGTCCTCGGCGTACACGTCGATGATCTGCCAATAGGCGACGCCGTAGAAAAACAGGCTGTCGACGGTCCACGAGAGGGTCGTCTGCCTGGGGACGAGCGGGTCGGGCTGCGACATCCACGGTGCGGGCCGGAGGTCACGTCCGTCTGTCGTGAACCGGTACAGCGGCAGGCCGCTGATGCTGCCGGCGATGATGTTGCGGGCGCGTGCGACCGCGGGGACGGTCATCGCCTGGTTGCGTGCCACGTTTACGCCCGAGGCCCCGGTCAGCTGTTCGAAGGTGGGCCATCGGGCGGGGGCCAGCGACGCGGTGACGGGAGTATCACCCTCCTCAGACGACTGGGGAGGCGCGGTGCCGAGGATGATGTCGAGCAGGCCCATGTTCGCTAATCCTAACCGACGACGATGGATGCTTGGGAGACTGGGCGCACCGCATGGTGCGTGGCCATGGCAAGTGCGACGGACGCGCAGACCGGTCCGGCCGACTGCCGTCTGATGATGCGCCACCCGCCGTCGCCGGTCTGCTTCCGAGCGGACGCTGCGATCTGTTCGGTCAGGAGTTCCTGGCCGGCGTGCTGCAGCCGCTTCGACACGATGGCGCCGAGCAGCTCGTCACAGGCCTGTGTGAACGCCGCACCCGACACGTCACCCACGGGGATGCCGGCTGATGCGAGCCTTGAGGCGATGCCTGCGGCGGTCCAGCGGTCGAACGCGACGACTCGGGCGTAGTACTCGCGGGCGCGGTTGGCTACCTGGCTGGCGACCTTCATGTCGTCGATGGTCTCGTCGGCGTGCCAGGAGTCGAGGACGAACGCTGCGAGGCTGGACGCTTCCTCGTCGAGCTGCTGGACGGCGACGAGCGCGGCGTCCCGCCTGTCGGGTGTGACGTCGATGGCGAGGAACGTCGGCAGGTCAGGCTGCAACTCGAGGCCGTCCTGGTAGCAGTCTGCCCAGGTGCCGGCCGGGAATGGGCTGTCGAGCGTCTCGACCCACTGGCAAAGCATCTCGGTCCGCACGATCTCGGGCGGGTCGGACTTGATGCGCGCCTCGAGCGATTCGGGCTGGATGAGGTGGCCGAGGGCCGGGTTGGCGGCGACCCAGGCGTCCCGGTCGTCGAGGTGCGCTCCGGGTTCGGCTGACCATTCCCACCAGCCGAGCGGTCCGGGCGTGTCGTTGGCGACGGACTGCAGTGCCTGGTCGCGCAGTGCGTTCAGGACGGTCGAGCCGGCGTCGCCAGCGTTCGACACTGCCCACACCTGCGGGTTTGGTCGTGCCTGCGTCGTGTACAC